TCAGCTTGTCTTAGCCGGAATGAACCTTTATACATGGGTTTCAGCAACCGATACAGAAGAAGCTCATTGGGAAAACATGGGAGAACTAGTCGGGCCGAAGGGAGATACGGGACCGACTCCGGAAATTTCCGTCGAAGCTACATCGTTATCTGAAGGTGCATCAGCAACTGTTACTAAGACAGGCACAATCGAAGCTCCGGTCTTTACTTTCGGAATTCCTAAAGGAGATACGGGAAGTAAAGGAGATACCGGAACAACACCTGAAATCTCTATCTCGATACAGATGTTGGATGCGAACTCAGAGCCTTCCGTTGAAAAAACCGGAACGGACGAAGCACCGAGTTTCCTTTTAAAAATCCCGCGAGGTTTAACCGGAGCGACAGGCACGATGCCTGACACCGTTGACTTGGGAGGACTGAGCTAATGCCTCTGAGGGTTATTCAGTTTCGCGGAGGAACGGTTGTAGAGCATGAGCTTTTTGTCGGCCATGATCGGGAGATCACTGTAAATACAACGAACAATCGAATCCGAGTCCACGATGGTGCGACACCCGGCGGCCACGAGTTGGCAAAGGAGTCGGACGTTCCTACCAATACAAACCAGTTGGAAAACGACGTCTACCGATCAAGCGGAAACCTGACAAAACTTTCTCAGCTAACACCGGATGTCCAATATCTCAAGCAGGCTGAGTTAACCAAGCTCAGTCAGCTTCAAAACGACAAAGGTTATATCGCTGGACATTGTACGTATTGCACACACTGCGGCCACTGTACGCACTGCTCATAGGAATTAGACATGGCAAAGGTTATCCAATGGAAGCATGGCACAAGCGCCGAGCATGCTGATTTCGTAGGCGCTCTCAAAGAGATCACGATTGACGATGATCTCCACACCATTCGTCTTCATGATGGTGAGACGCCCGGAGGTGCCCTCTTGGCGCGCGTGGCCGAGGTACCGACAAAGTTATCTCAGCTGGTAGACGACTTAAGCGTTTGGCGCTCAGACGAGCTGACCAAACTATCTCAGCTTACAAACGACAAAGGCTTTTGGGCGTCCGGTGCTCTGACAAAAGTCAGCCAGCTGCAAAATGACAGCGGCTTTCTCACCGGGCATTGCACTTACTGCACGCACTGTACATATTGCCAACAGTGCTCCAACTGTCATAACTGTACAACCATAAACTGCACGACTATCAACTGTACGACGGTGAACTGCACGACGATTCAGTGCTCAGTTTATAGCTACTGCACCAAGTGCAACTGCGATTGCACAGACGACAGTTGCTTTGTCTCAGGAAAATTGGAGACAAGCAAGGGCCTAATAGATGTTCACAACATTCTGATCGGAGACGAAATCATTGATTGGCTGGGAAAGCCGGTCAAGGTAGTCGGCGTCAGCCATGGACACTTAGGTTCCAGACGAGCAATTCAAATGAAGGGGCGCGGAGAGAATCGGGTTACCGACGATCACCCGATGCTGATTTTCAGGACAAAACGCAGAAGTTATGAGCTCTGCGCCTGTATTAACAGTAAGTTTGATCCGAACAAAATCATTCTTGCAGACAACGGAGTCAGAGGCAGGTACTCGGAGGAACACGACTACTGCGGTTGGTTCATTCCGACGATCGGAATGCCTGCGGATACTCCGACAGTTTGCCCGATTGCAGAAAGAGAAGCCATTGTCAAATTCGGGAATGGATATGTCCTTGTTCCCGGGAGACTTTCATGACGACCAGAACAATTTTGCTCCGTGGAGGGACAACGACTGAGCATGAGACCTTTGTCGGAGCCGAACGAGAAATTACAGTCGATACAACCAAAAAGACGCTTGTAGTTCACGATGGAACGACGGGACACCCGGTGGCTAGAAAAAGCGGCTTGCCGACAAAACTCTCTGATTTGACTGAGGGTATAGGGCTGTGGAAGAAAAGCGTTTTGACTAAGGTCAGTCAGCTTACGGACGACGTCGGCTATTGGGCCAATCTGACAAAGGTGAGCCAGTTACAAAACGACCTCAACTGGAAGACGGGACATTGCACTTACTGCACGCATTGTACCTATTGCACCCAGTGCTCTAGATGCAACAACGTTTATTGCTACCAAGTGCAATGCACTCAAGTTCAGTGCGGTCAAGTTAAGTGCAACAAGTGCACGATCACAAGCAACTGCCACGGGCCGAACTGTTCAAACCTAAACAAACCGATTTATACGAATTGTGATACCGGAAACTGCGACTGCGGGGATGACGGAATGTAGGTCCAGGAGATAAGACATGGGATATAAACGACACGTAGTAACAAGCACCTTACCTTACGATCATTTTTCTATCGCAATAGATGAAACTAGAGCGGCTTTTCGAGTACTGGACAAAAAAATCTTTTTTGAGGTACCGGAAGATACACCGGCTTCTCCGATTGAAGAGCTGACCACAACTCAGAAACTTGGTGAAAGAGGCTACACGGGAAAAGCGAATAGGTTTTATCAAATCAATGGTGAAGACTATTGCATTCTTGCGGAGATTATCATCGATAAAACAGTACCGGAATTCCAAAAACTTTGGGTTCCCGGAGCTCATTTTGTCACTTGGCTGAACAATAACCGACTTCATGCAATCATCAAGGGAGCATTGACCTACTTCGACTGTCGAAACACAGCAGAATACGTTCGGCATGAGGGCGGGATGTGGGCCTTTGATCTTTGGGTTAGAGACCCGAATGCGCCCCTGACAGAATGTGCCCGCTCTATTACGACAGCAGAAGACACTACTGTAATTACCAATCTTGAAGACCTGGGTGAAGTTTGGACAGCCGCCGACGTGATGACCGGGACCACCTCCAAGTGGCTGAATCTTGAGTACAGTCTTACTCCTTCTTCCGAGACGGTGGCGCCGGATGGCTGGGTTGATTTCACACTTACACTTAAGGACGGAAAGACTCACGAAGTCGCAACAGACGTGACATGGGACGGCTACATCGTAGAGGCCGTTGATGGTTACGCACCTCATAAACGCGTTGCGGTCACAAACGGAGTGGGGCATTTCCGAGCCTGTGCCTTAGGGCTGCAGAACGGTGAAGCGATGCGAGTCAAGATTAACCATCGGTTTTACACCTCCAGGGCCGAGGCTACGGTTCAGGTGGTCTCTGATGATTAAGTACGTCAACCTCTTGATCGGGAGCGCCTGCAACATGAAGTGCGGGTACTGTCTCCAGACCAATGAGAAGTCACCCGCAGATCACAAGGCTGACCCGGTTGAATTCGCACATAAATTGGCTGATTACCTTAAGGGCAGTCGCATAGAGCGGATCGCCTATTGGGGTGGAGAGCCGATGCTCTATTGGGAGAGGATCAAAGCTCTGCATGGTACCCTTAAAGATGAGGGTACCACGCCGGAACAGTCCACCATTACGACAAACGGACGCTCCCTGACTGACGATTATGTTGAGTACGCTAATGCCAATCGGGATATTTTTACCGTGGTCTCTTGGCACGACGGTAACTTTACCGACGAGCAGTTAAGCCGTATTTTTCGATTGAAAGAGTTTTCGATTTCATTGCTCATTCACCACTACCAAACGGATATGTGGGGTGCGAGAGACCTCTTCTACAGCTTGCAGGAAAAATACGGTCGCTATCCGAAAGCCGCAGTGCACTTCTTACGAGCCAATGACGGGTGCCGCAGTGACTACTACACGACACGAGAGGACGTGGATGTCTTCTGCAAGCACTTGGAAACTGTCATTGAGATGGCACGTATCGGTGATCCATGGGCCGCTTGGCAGTGTTCCCAGCTTCTCTACCATCGAAACAAAGTGAAGTCCCGTGTAGGGCCCATGTGCGTACGAGACGAACTGCTGAGCGTTGATCTGCATGGGAACGTCTACGCCTGTCACCACAACTACGACGCATCCAACATCACGGGAAACATCTTTAAGAAGGTGATACCGATTAAAGCCGTTCCTCAGCTTTCGCCGAGACGTTTCTACGACTGCGTCGAATGTCAAAGCTGCGAAGCTTTAGATGAGTGCAGAGGCGGCTGCTACACCTCCAACACTCACGACATCGATTGCTATTTCGCAAAGAAAAGATTTGCCCTTTACCACGCCATGGAGAAATTATTTCAATGAAGCTCGCCTTACACTGCAAAACCCACGAGGGTAAAAACGAAACTTGGGTCTATGACAATGTTCTAAACGAGATCTACGACGGGGACGGAAAGCTCGTTGACCTGGCCGAGGACGAGAGATTAAAAGCTTATGCCATGCTCAAGGAGCAGGAAGGAAAGCCCGGCTACTCTAACTCTAAAAGTAAAGACCTTTGGGACCTACGCATCCAGTTAGGTCTAAAGTGCAACATGAGCTGTAGGTACTGCGCTCAAAGCGATAGAGAAAATGAACGCTGGGTGTCTTCACCTAAAGACGTTCCCGTATTTATCGAAAAGCTCAGAGCTTCAGGAATTAAAGTTCATGGCGTCATTGAGCTTTGGGGCGGCGAGCCCTTCGTCTATTGGA